TCAGTGATGAGCGGTAAAATCCTCCGGATATTGCCTGCGTTTCACCTCGCTTTCATAGGCGGTTTTGCAATGGTCTTTGTCGAAAAACAGCCCATTTACCAGCCGAAACCAAAACCGCCAGCGGGCTTTGGGCTTGCTCTCTAACACGGCTCGGCGGTAACAACGGCTGGAAAAGGTTTCATCTGCCCCACCGCCCGTTAAGGCGTTGCAAAGTTGGTCGAGGGCAATCAAAACGTGATAGCCCCACGTTTTAAATGGATTTTTCTTGCTCATTTTGGTATTCCTCATAGGTTTGCGACCAGCCGATTGACCAGTCATATTCAGTTGGATTTTCTTCCGCCTCTAATAGCACTTTGTGCATATAGGCGTTCTCAAACATTTTTTCTTTGAGCGTTTTCGCCGCGTTCCACACCGCTTTGAATTTGTCAAAATCTAACGGTTGAGCGGTGTTATCCGCACAAATCAGGGTGAAAATACGTGGCTCGCCGTTTTCTTCCGTTTTGCCGTTTAAGTCAAAATCCGCTTTGATTTCTACCAAGGTGGCACGCCCTTTTTCATCTGTATCCATCCATTTGCCGATTTCTGGCACATACACACCCCCATCAACACAGTTATTTCTTTTGGCATTAATTTTTGACCGCACTTGATTTCGCTGTTCGCTGAGCCGCTCCCCTTGTCTTGCCTCATCCATCACCCATTTTCCCCCTTGCAATCTGTGATAAGGGCTTGGCTGGGGCTCAATCAAAACGGGATAGCCCCGCTCATCGGGGATAATCTGTTTTCCCTCACTTTGCCCGATAAGTAAAGTGCGGTAGGTTTCTTCGCTAATTTCTACTGAACCCTCGGGGATAACATGTATCCCCGCTAGGAAAAAACCTTGTGTGAGTCTGTTAAAAAAATACATTGTTCCCCCTTAATAACCTATTGCTAAAAACATCGTGTCATTTCGCTGGCTGACTACCTCAAAACCACTATTATCCATCTGTCCACGGCTTTGTACGGTACTTGTGTAGCTCCACATCTTAGTAAACTCTGTGAGTCCAATAAAAAATACTTGATTAGGAAAGGTTATTGGAAATGTTACTCGCCGTTGTGTGGTTGCTTCCCACCCTGCTCTAAACTTACCCCATTGAATAATTAATCCATTGGGCAATTTGCTCCAGCCATTTTCTGTAAACTGTTGGCTAAAAAGATTGTTAAGGTATTGCTCTACGCTTCGTTCAAAATCCGTTATTTCACTCACCCTATGCGTATGTAACACGTCCGCTTTTTTTGCCTTCACTTCTTGAATATCTTGTGCCAATCTACTTGCATCAAGTTGCCCAGCATTAGCAATCTCTCCAAACGCCTTAATCCAAAACTGCACCCCATCGAGCGTGTTTTGTGCTTTAATGCAGAGTTTGAGAACAAGGGATTTCGGGCGCGTTTCTTCCGCAGTTCGCGTATCTTTCTCTGTCGTATCCTTCGTAGAAGCAAGGTAGGTTTTTGCCCTTGCCCCATCGGCGACCGCCACGTTGTTCGCCTGCACCCTGCCTTTTTGTGCGGGCTTAAACGCACCCGGCACTACATTGGTGGTATCACTATCATGAATGACGATAGTGATACCTTTCTCGGCTTGATAATCGCCCCCGGCTTCGGTAGGAATATAGTGAAAGTGGTCTTGAAGGGCGTCTTGTTGCACCTCACCCACCGCAAGCAATGCCCCCGCGTTACGAATAAAGCGGTCTTTCGCTTTCGGCACGGCAGAAAGGCTGCCATATTTCGCCACAAGATGGCGATACAGTTCGGGATAAGCCTGTTCGCTAACTTGCTCTTCAATGTCATCAAAGGCAATCCAGCCTTCGGGGATATTGTCGGTGGCAAAATAGGCGGTCATACCCACATCTGAGCGACGTAAATCAGGCAGTTTGTTGCTATTGCCTAACGCTCGATATAAATCGGGGTAAGTGCTACTGCCAAAGGTTGAGCCATCAGCTAGTAAAAAGCCTTGTGGGTGAGTAATGGCGCGCGGAAAAGCCAGCACTGCGCCCACTGGCAAGCTATCTCCACCAACGCGCACCCACTCGCTCCAACCGCCACCACTGCGCCGATTGCGAGCATAGTAGATTTGCTTATCGTGCGTCACATACTCCTGCATCACGCCATACGCCGAGGGCTTAACCGTCAATGCCCCCGCGCGCGCCTCAGGATAATGACGCGCACTTGTGGCCAGATTATCATGCACTTGCCCGTAAATCCCCACGGTGGTGAGTTGATTAAGGTCTTGTGTACCTAGATTAGCCTGTACCTTAAAATCTTTGATGCCATAGCCGGCAAGGGTGGTTGCTGGGGATTGTTTAGATTGAGCGAAAGTATAAGCACTATCTGCTCTATTTTTTGCTTCAACACCTTTGTCATAGGCGGTTTTAACGGCGTTGCTCGTTGCCACGGTGTCGCTACTTGCCGAATTAATTGCATTAGATTTTTTGCTGTTGGGGATATAGTTACTCAGATTGCGGGTTAAGGCATCAATCAGCCCTTTCAACGTTTTCCCTGCTTTGGCGGTGAGCCCTAGGGTTTCACTATCGCTGTCTAACGCATTAGTAAGCTGTACAATGCCTAGCTGGGTTAGACTGGCTTTTGAAATTGAATGGGTATGCCCTGTTTTATCCACAAAATCCACGGTTTCAGCGTTGATCGCTTTTGGGGTGCTGTGTCCTTTAGCGATCTTCAAAATGGCATTAAGTAACGCATTGATATTGTCTTCTGTGGGTTCGATGCCCGCATTTTCCATTACAGCTTTGAGCTGTTTAAAAAGCCACTGATCTTTTTTGTCGTTCATCTGCTGAACGTAGTTAAAATCTTGTACTGTTGGCGTATCATCGCCTAAATGTGCCCAACCTGCTTCATAGTTGGTTTGTGAAAAATCGGTGGTATCGCCATTTTTCGCCCAAACAATTATTTTAAATAAATCCAGTAATTTCATTGCTTGTCCTTATTCGTCAATCAGTTCAACAGACACTTTTACCCCAGCCGCTGCGGGTATCCACGGCTTGGGATCTTGCTCTATCGCATCTATTTTATTTTTGCGATTACGTGTAATTTTGATATGAATTTCTGCATCCATCTTTTCTTGTACTAATACTTTGCTAGCCAGAAATAAGGCTTGGCACGCCTTAATCACATCTTCCACTGTACCGTGTGAATGGTTGGCGATTATTTTCCATTTGATCAGTCGCCGATAGGCTTCATCAGGCATATAGCTCACGGCTTTGGTATGCGTTTGTAGGGCGAGATCACGAATTGGAGCTTGGCTAAAGGCTTTGGCTTTGCTTTGCCCTGTAAAGCCAAAATACCAATCACCATTCATCTTAGTAAAAGGTCTCGGCATTCCTACAATATCGCCTACCCCGTCTAATTGCCGCCCGATTGCGGTATCAATATGCCGTTCAAGGAGCATTTGTTTTAAACTGTGTTGTAAATCGGTGTGAGGGGAAAGTAACAGTGAGATGAGGGTGTTTAAATTAGGTGAATAGCGAAATTGAGAAAGCTGTCGTTCTAAGCCTAATTGCACAAAATCCGCCTCAAGTGCGGTCAAAATTTTTGGCATTTTTCCTCCTAGCTGATAACGATGATAGCAGGATCGAACACTGCTTCTTCATCAGGTGCAATGACAATATTTTGTTCTTGGTAACGGGGTTCGGGATCGGTGATTTGATTGGTTTTCCCTATTTGCACGGTAACTTTTCCAACCCCTGACACAGCAATGCAGGCGGCGATGAGGCGTTGATGAATGACATCAGAACCTACCCCTAACTGCTTGCCATAATCTAAAATATTGTTCATTACGTTCACGATATAGCCCGCTTTGCCATTTCTCCTTCATCAACAAAGGTTTCAACGATGATTTTCAACCAAATATATCGCTTACGAGGGCGACTAAATTTGATCAAGTGCGGTTGGTTTTGGCTGTCTTTTACGCTGAGCGAGGTTCGTCCGTGTGTACCTATGCCGATGGGCTTATATTTCAACAAGGCTTTTGCAATGTCTTGATCTAACCCGCCTTTTATCACAACGTAAATACTGCGTTTTGGTATACCGTTAACCGTTTGATCCGTATCATTCTCATACACTCGCAAGGTGTTCACCCCCACGACATTCCGCAAGTTGGCATACAGTGCGTCCACCGTTGCCGCACCGTTTTGCCATACGCCAAGGTGATAGCGTTGATAGAGTTCGGTATCGCTTTCTTCAAAGCGTCCCGCCGTCCCCTCAACCAGATTATTCACTTCAACTACGCCATCTAGCATTGTGATAAGCTCGCTCATCTGTCCGATCTCTGCTTTATCCTCGCTAGGTTCTTCGGTACCCAGTTCAAGACGCAAGCCAAGCCGTGATAGGGTTAAATTCGGGCTGACAGAAATCGAAAAGTGCGGAGTAGATTGTGCGGTGATTTCAATAATCACATTATCATTTTGCACGCTGACATAATCGATCTCTTTGAGTTGCCCACTTAGTCCTTTAATAACACTTGCAACAGAAGAGCGAGTGGCACGAAAGCGATAGGCTACGCCATTAATTATCGCCGAAAATTCATCGTTAGGATTAATGGTTTTGGTGTTTAACTCAATGCGTGCATAAGCGGCTTGATTAGCATTAATTCTCGCCTCGCTATCCGTATAATAAAGGGTTTGGCTTGCTACATTGCGAACCGCTGTATAAGCAGGGATTAGGGTGTCCGCTTGCCCGAAGAAAATCACGGGAACGGTGGATCGTTCAGCCTGCAGGCGTTTCACCCCTGTAAAGGATACCGCCCGATCTAAATTCGCCCCTGTGGCACTCATTGGATACATCGCCCCATAAACACCCTCAACTAATTCCCAAAGGCTCGCAAAACGCTCTGCTTCAATGCTGAGCATTGTACCCAATACGGTTTCAGGAGTGATTTCAATCTCATTCCCAAACGCCTGTTTTGCTTTTTCAAATAATTCTTGCAATTGCTCAGGCATACGCTTACGCACAAAGCCGCTGCGTGTTAATCCATAATTAGCCATTTCGTTTTACCTCTATGCGATCTTGAATGCTCCCCTCATTTGTCCGAACGGAAAAGCTCACCACAAGCGTCCGCTCTTTACGGTGAAATTCTAAAGAAAGCCGTTCCACTGCCTTTACGCCCACAACGCCCATTATCTTTTTTCTGAAAATGGCTTGAATGCGGGTGCTATCGGGATTTTTCGTTAAAATTTCGTCAAAATAAGGCAAGCCTATGGTGGTATCTAAAAACCATTCCCCTAAAAACGTTAAAAGCACAACTTTGATTTGTTGTGCTTTTTGATTTATGCCTTCGACTATGACTAGCTTGTTATCTTTAAATAGCAAATCGTGCTGTGCATTTAATTTTAAATCGATCATTGTGCTGTTCCTGTGTTGCCTCCACTGTCGCCTTGATGGGTATGCCCTTGTAGAGAGATTCCCCCTGCTTGCACATCGCCCGTTGCTTTGAGAGTTCCGCTCACTGAAACACTACCACCATCGCCTGCCGTTGAGATACCACCATTAACCAGCACATTGCCGTTAAAAGTGCTGATTGGGGCGTTTACGGTAAAGTTGTCAGTGGTGATGGCAACATCGGGCGATTGGATCACAATATTACCGCTAGGCTCAATTTTGATTGAACCCTTGCCATATTTGATACATAAATTGACGGGATCGGCTACGGGTGAGCGACTATTTCCACCCAGTACACAAAAGGCATCGGAAAGATCGAACATTCGCGGATCGTCTGGTGCGTCTTGGCTTCCGCTTAGCCAGTTTTCCAGTGAACGTTGTGAGAAAATCAGCACGCAACCATCGCCCGCCTTGATCGGTAAGGTAATCTGAGCCAATGATCCGTTAATATCTGCCATTGGAAACAAAACGGGAATATTGACAATTTGCGGGGCTTTCAGCACCTCCCCGTTAGCAAGGCGTTTCGGGATAGTAGGCTGTGCCGTTACCCGTACCGTATTGGCATCATAAGCTAAAATTTTAGCGGGCAATGCCACATTAATTTCAGAAAGTGCGTGCAAAATGTGCTGGCATACGATTATTACTACCAGCTTTTGCAAGGCGAAACGCCAGAAAAATTTACCCAA